GAAGAGTTCCATCTGGATTGCAACATCAAGCGCACCCGGAAGACGCATCCGAGCATGGTCGATTAGGCGGGTCATATCAGCGTTTGCCATTAGTTCCTCACGCCTGAATCGTAATCATCTGCGACATAAACTTGTTCAGGAATGCCGCGGCTCGAGTATCTTGCGTGTTCTCCTCGTCGCGAAGCTGCGCTTGACCACAAATATAGTAGACAAAGGCAACGCGGTACATCGGATCAATCGAAACAGCGGCGCTCATAGCGCTCGTGCTGAAATCTGGAAGAGACGTATTGAAGTAGGACTTAAGTAGCTCGGGACGAAGCCGGCGAGCTTCTAGGATACCCATATTTAGGGCTTCAACTAGGTCCAGATCAGGATAGCGATATGGGACATTCTGATCGAGCAAAAGAACTCGAGCCCGGTCAATATAATCTTGAACAGTATCGAGTGCCATAACCCACCTTACCTTACGAGGTAACGAGGGGGACCGAAGCCCCCCTTGTCAATTACGATACTTGGCCGACCGGATAGATCGTGACTGCGGGAGTCGCGATAGCGGTCACAACGCCGCGGTACTGGCGGGTTGTGGTAATCGGCTGAGCGGCAGTGGCGTAGGTGTTCGTGATTGTCACGTTAGTACCACCGGACAAAGTAGCTGTACCCGAGCTCGTGTGACCATTTTGAATGATCAACTCAAACGTCTGACCAATCTGAGCATTCGGGATTGCAGCGACGATAGCCGTTGCAGTGTCCGTCGTGACAGTCTGAGCAGCAGTTTGACCCGAGAGGGTAACGATGTTGTTTACCATCTGGGCAGCGGTCAAGGTCGGGCCACTGGAAGTGACGCTCGTTACCGTCTTTTGGTTTGAAGCATTGGCGACATCAACGACAGTGTTGATGGCGTCGCTCAAGCTGGTCTGGGTAGATGCGAAGCGGGCCATTATACGTCCTTTCTTAAGGAGCAAGAGGTTAAAGGGGAGCCGAAGCTCCCCTCATCTATCATTAAGCCTTGGTCACTACGGCTTGTGCCAGAGCGGTCCCGTCCACGACTTGGTAGCCGTAGATTTGCAGACCGCGCAGCAGCGTACCGAAGGTCAACTCCGAGCGCAGTGTCTCGACTTTCGAGATTTGCGAAGCGAAAGTTAGACCGTGAGCATGGCCCGAATAGACCGCATACTCGTTAGCTGCCAAACCACCTGCAACGCCCGTGGGCAGCAAGTTGGACGAGTAGATAGTGAAGCGGTCAACCATACCAACGCGGCCGTTACGCAGCGGCGACATGGAGTCACCGGTGATGTACGCCTGACGGAGGTCGGAGAACTTCAACTGAGCGACAGCCCACACCGGCAGAACGACCCAACGGCCCTCTTCCGGAATGTTTTGTTCGTCCAGAACTTGGGCCATACGCAGCAGAAGGTCCAAGATTTCGACTTGACCGGTCGAGGGCGAACGCGAAACCAACGACAACGGAGTGCCGGTAGCACCGAGGTTGATAGCGCTGGTGATTCGGCCAGCAGTAGTACCACGGTTCTTGGTGTTCATCTGACCCAGAATGCCGCCCAAAACGTCGGTATCGACGTTGATTTTGAGCTGCTGAGCTGCGTCGTCCGACCAGATCGACAGAGCGTTCAAATCCGACTGCACATCCATAACATCGTCAAGGATGGTGTTGAAGTATTTGCCGTTGCCGATGTAGAGCTCGACGCTCGAACCTTCCGGACGGTCGATGGACAGAGTGCCGTCGGCCTTGTAGTCGCGGATGGTGATTGTGGGCTTGGTGCGGATTTTCACACGGTCGCCTTGGTTGCGGATCTCGCCTTCGTAGTCGGTATTCGAGATAGCCGACAGAACGGTGGAAGCGTAGAACTTTTCAACCAGTTTGCCAGACCAAATTTCGGGAATGAACCCGTTGGACTGGAAAGCGTTACCAACACCGCCCGACGGGTAGATCGACGGAGCGCCAGTGCTGCCAGAGATAGGGAACGAGCCTGATGGGATTGCCATTTTTCAGAGTCCTCAGAAGAAGGTTTTCAACGGATGCGCCCTTCACGTTGTGCTTCGAAGATTTGAGCTTCGAGCTTGTTCTTATCTGCATCGCGGCCCCGGTAACGACCGGCAGCTACGTCTGCATAAAAAGAAGCAACTTGAGCGCGTGAGATGTTGGGCTTCTCAGCGGGCGCGTTCGCGGATGCCGCCGTCTTTGCTCTGCCGGGAGCCGCAAAGTTCTGGAGCGGGACTTTCGCGACCGTAGTCGTCGAGTAATCCGGCTCCCCTTTTGCGGGGGCCACAACAGCCTCTTCAGCGAGGAAGCCATTAAAAAAGTTTAGTACACGGTGGGCATTGCCCTGCGCATACGCTGCCTTCAGCATATTATGCCTGATATCACCAGAATAAGCATCAGGCAACTGCAACCAACTCAAAAATTCTTCGTTGGTGTTCAAATCACGCCAATTCGGTAACTTTTCGTCGAGTGTTGCCATCAGTTTCTGGTGAGAGTCCTGCGCCTGTGCTCCGGAAACACCCTGCAACCGCTGTTCAAGTTCAGTGATTTTCTGCTGGTATGCTCCGATAATAGGGGCAAGTTCTTCGCGAGCCTTTTTCCCAACGACTTTCAAGAAGTCTTCGCCGTAATCACTTGCCTCTTCGGGAGTGATCAGGCGTTCGGTCGAAAAGTCAGGCAGGCTTGTGGATGACGGTGCAGATGCAGCGTTAGCCTGCATCGTCGCAACGACATTTTGCAGACCCTGAATTTGCTCAGACATCTGTCGAATCTGCTCTTGGCTGCGGACATACCGACCATGAACAGACTTATACTTGTGCTCCCAAGACTCATCACCGGGGGCGGGTGTAGTTTCTTGAGTAGCCGAATTTTGTACCTCACCACCTTGAGCAAGGGCAGCAGCAGATTGCTCAGAGTTACCTTCTGAGGTTACTTGCTGCTCTTCGGCACTTTGCTCTGGCTGATCCCGGTATGTGTTGAAGAACTCTTCAGAGCGAGCCGCGGCAGCAAGAACTGCGGCCGGCATTTTCACATTGGTATCATATGCAAGGGTTTGTTCTTTAGTCATTTACGCTTACCTTCAATTTTGTCAGCGCTCGTAAGGCACTCAGCCAGAAGGCCGTAGAGGCGCGCAGTTGCCTGAGCGCGTCCTTGGGCTACGGGTAGAAGCTCGAGGGATGACTGGATGCAGTTTTGGATTTGCTGCGACGAATAGTTTTGGAATGCCCCCAAGAACTGTTTCCAGCTATCGGGGGCATTTCTGGCAAGCAGCGCTGCCTTCATTGTTAGATCAGACTCCGTACTCACTTTGACGGCCGCTCGCCTAGTTGAGCGGTTTTCTTGTAGTCCAGCCGTTGCGGATCATCAGATCCATTTCCGTCTAGAGTTTTTTCCGACGGAGCAGACATATTTTTTGCGGTCTTACCGTAAAAAGTACGCTGTAGATCGTCAGAACCGTTTCCATTCATAGCCATATTATGGCTCCTTATGCGGTGAGGATGGTGTCCCAAGTACCCGTAACAACGCAGGTAAAGATGGCGCCCTTGGTGACAGCCAAACCATAAGCGGTGTTAACTGATAGTGCGTTGATCGCGTCACCGGTAGCGGGAAACACGTTCAGCGAGTTGGTAGCTGCTTTGTTGAACACGGTAACCTGTGCACCTGCAACGGCGGCAGGCAACTTAACGCTGTCGGCAGCGGAGGCTACGGTGGTGACACGGTTGAACGATGCAGTCAAAGCAACTGCGTTGGTTTGACCACCGCCAGCGTAGGCAGTGATTGCGTTGGTGCATGAGGACATCGCAGCAATCGTGCCGGGAACATCGCTCAGGTCAACAAAAATTTTCGGAACAGCAGACATTGGTTACGACCTTTCAGTTAGCGAGGTTTTGCGGGAGTAGAACCGGTGAACGGGAACATATGCCCATTACCACCAGAAACTTTGAAGGTGTTGTCGCCGGGACGACCACCGGGCGAGACCTGACCTGCAACCGCAGGAGCAGCGCCACGTTGCTTACCCATGACGCCAGTGCCGCCGCCCTTGGGGGCATTGTTGCTGGGCTTGGGAGCCTTAACCTGCATGGAAACGCCGGGCTCAGAGGGCTCAACACCCATCTGGCTAAACATCTTAGTCGATCCGCCTTTGGCGAACGAAGCGCCTGCGTCGGACTTGATCTTGGACTTCATTGCCATTTTGGACCTCAATTTTGCTTGCTAGAGATGACTTTCCCACCAGCGGCAAGCGTCGGCAAGTAGGAAGTTGGCTTAGCCGATGTTCCAAGCTTCATCTTGGGAAGAGCGGCAGGTGCGGGAAGATAAGACGTCGGTTTGCTTAAAGCCCCAAGCTTCATATCTTTGGGCGTGGCAAATTTTTTGGGCGAGTGGATCTTCTGGATACGCGGTTTACGCATACCCAAAGTTACACCGGGTCCGCTCATACC